GATTTATCTAGTTCTAAGTTAGATGAAACGATTCCTTATTCTGAAGAAGAAGCTTTATTCTTAATTAAAAACTCTTCACTTTTTGATCAGTTTGTTACTGATTGTATGAGTGATTTAGAAACTTTTTCTACTAAGAAGAAAGAGACTGCGGAAAAAAACTAATACACTACCTTCAAACTAGTTTTGTTGGGGGTGGTATTAGTAAAGAAGTATACTGGCAAATGGCTGAGCAAATGGGTTGGACTGATTTTGATGATGAGCCTTTAGACCCTAGCGATTTGTCAATATCCGCTCAACAAGCCTTAATTCTTATGAATATATTGCCAGATAAAGTTGAGGGAATGAGTGGCGTTTGGCTTGGAAAAGAATACGCAGGTTTAACAGACATAATGAGCATCTATCAGATGATAGATTGGAAAGATACTTTTGAAATGCTACAAATCTGTATTCAGGAATATGGTAAACATTATGAACAACAGCGTAAACAAGCAGAAGCTAGATCTAAAAGTAAAATGAGGTAGGGATGTAATGGCAAACAAAATACAAAAAGTTACTATACAAGCAGAGACCAGAGGTTTTAGAAAAGCTTCTAAAGAGGTTGGTAATCTTAGTAATGCTCAAGACCGCACTACTCGTTCCTCACAAAATTTAGGAAAAGCTTCTGCTGCTTCAGGAAGACAATTTGCCGCTCAAGCCTCTGGCTTAGGCGGTTTTGTTGCTGCATATGCAGGAGCTGCTGCAAATATCTTTGCAGTTCAGCAGGCTTTTTCTGCCCTATCTCGTGCTGCCCAAGTTGAAACCACTATTAAAGGTACTCGCACACTTGCTGCTGAAATTGGTCTAAGTGGTGATGCTATTATATCTAAACTTCAAGAAGTAACGCAAGGTCAGTTAACAGCTGCTGAAGCTGCTCAAAACGCTAACATCGCATTATCTGCTGGTTTTAATACTGATCAAATTGAAAAACTAACAGAAGTAGCTACCAAAGCATCCAAAGCTTTAGGTAGAAACTTAACCGAATCAATACAGCGCGTATTTCGCGGTGCTATTAAACTTGAGCCTGAACTATTAGACGAAATTGGTATCTTTACTCGTATTGAACCTGCGGTTGAAAAATACGCTGCATCATTAAATAGGAGTGTAGGCTCTCTTACAGAGTTTGAACGTCGTCAAGCATTTGCTAATGCAGTGGCTGAAGAAGGTCAAAGAAAGTTTAATGAAATTGACCTATCTTCTAGCAGTGCTCAAAAATCTCTCGAACAACTTTCCTCAAAATTCCTAGATTTAGCTACTAAAATTGGTATATCATTAGCCAATTATATAGAGCCTTTTGTCTCTTTTTTATCAAAAGATTTTGGCAACACTGCTTTAGTGGTAGGAGGTATACTTACCCTTGTATTTAGAGGAGCTGCTCAACAAGTAGCTCAATTTACTCAGTCCTCAGTAGCAGGACTAAATAGAGCCCTTGGAACTCTTGAAAATTTTTCAAGAAAAATTGGAGGAACTTCTGAGCAGTTTGCTGCTGCAACAGGACGAGCACAACAGGCAGCTGGAGCTTTTGCTGGACAAGGTGCATTTGCGGGACGTAGAGAAATAGCTACTGAAGCTACTAAAGCTAAACAGGCTGTAATGACAGGATCTATTGGCTCAGTAGCAGAAGCAAAAGCAGCAAGAGATGCTTTAAAAGCTCAAATAGCGGAAGAAAGAACATTTCAAGCAGCAGTAAGAGTTAGTAATAGAACTTTAGAACAGAAAAATACAGCTTTAAATAAATCTAGAGAAAGAACTAGAGCATTAACTGCTGCTGTTAGAGAATTAACTGCTGCAGAAGTACAGGCTGGAGTAGCTTCTAGAGTTTTAGCTGGAGGAAGTAGAATACTATCTGTGGCAATTACGGGTCTAGGTACTGCTGTAAGCTTTGTATTAGCTAAGTTAAATCTTTTATTTTTTGCGGTTACTAGTGTACAAACTATTTTACAGTTTTTTGGGATTGATGCTGTTGGAGCAGTAGTTGACTGGTTTCAAAAACTAGGTAAAGAACAAGAAATGATAGATAGAGGTTTTAAAGGATTAGTTTCCTCAGTAACTGATGTTACTCAAAGTATGCTAGAGTTAGCAGGAATAAAAGAAGCGTCTGATTATATTAAATTCGTTGATAAATTGTTAAAGAGTGTTGCAACTACTACTATAGAAAATACAGATGCTTTGACTGAGTGGGGAGGCACGCTCACAAAAATAGTGGCTATTCCTGTTGATGAACAAATTAAAGAACTAGAAGGGCGGATGAAAAAGCTTAGAGTTGAGATGAACGCAGGTACGGGAGATATAGCTAAACAAACTATAGCTTATAACGCGATGAAAGATGCTTTAAAAATTGTAGAAAGTGGCCTAGCTGCTTTTAACTATCAAATAGCTAGAGGCGCTGCTGCAACAGGGTTATCAGCAAAAGCTTATGCTGGAGCTATTATTAGACTAAAAGATATGAGGACAGGTTTAAAGATAGTTAATAATGAGATTGAATATTTTGGTCGAACTATTGGAACAATAAATAATAAAGGAGTAGCAGTTTTAACTAAGTTTGGAGATGTTGTACTTGACTCTGCTGTTAAAACTGAAAATTTAAGAAAAACATATCAAGACGCTTTTAATGCAGGAACAATTACTGCTGAAAAAGCTTCTAAAACTCTTGTAGGTTTTAGAAATATTCTGATAGAATTAGAAAAGGCTTTTGATGTTTCAGGTAAATCAGATAAGGCTTTAGCAGCGGCAATTAGCGCACAAACAGGTAACGTTGAAGCTCAAAGTGCTGCAACAGAGAGACTTTTAGCAGCAGAAAAAAATCTTAAAACCTTTAGAGACACTTTTTCGAAAGAAATTAGATCAGTAGATACTGCTATTTCTGCAGGGGTTTTAGGAATTGACGGCACGTTAGCTAAAAATGCTGCTGAACAACAAGCAAATCGTGTTAAATATTTACAACAAACTATTAATGAATTTAACAAGTTAAACATCTTCCAACAAAAAGGCAAAAATCTAAACGGTGATACGGTTAATATTTACCAAGCAGGTATCGCAGCCTTAAAAGCGCAAGCAGGGATTGTTATTGCATTACCTGCAAAGTTAGAAAAAATAAAGGTAACAGAAGAAAAAAGAGAAAGACTTTTACGACAGCAAGTTGCTGCTTTAACAGCTCAAGGTGAGTTACTTAAAGTAAATGAACTTATAATGCTTAATAAACTAGCAAAAGAAGGTCTTACTGTTAGACAAAAAGAGGTTGACTTAGAAAAAATTAAGTTAGATCTAATGAAAACCAGAGACGCTGCCTTAATAAAAGAACTTAAAACAAGTAAGGATTTATTACAGATTGATCAAGAAAGAGCTTCTTTAACCAGTAAACTTGGTAGAGCTCAGTTAGAAGGAAGACAACTTGATTCTAATTTTGCAGATCAAAAAGCGCTACTTGCAGCCAGAATTGCAGTTGAAGAAACAGCTACTTCGTCATCAAAAAAACGATTAGCCGCTAGAATGAAACTATTAGAAGTAGAAAATCAAAATGCATTAAACGAAATTACTAGAAAAAAAGAGTTAGCAGAATTTGACTATAATATAAAAATTAGAGAGCTTGATAATAGAAAAAAACTATTGGAACAAGAGCAAACGATAAATAATGAAAAAATAACACAACTAGAAAAACAAAATAGTTATGAATATAATAAGATTATTCTTCCTCTGCAAAAATTAGAAGATAGAAAAAGAGTAAACGAAAAAGCAGGTTTTGAACTACAACTGAAGCAGTTAGCAGAGCAAGAAAAAATTAATTTAGCTAAGATTGAGGCAGATAAAGAGAATAGATTAGTAGATCTTAAAATAGTAGAAGCAAACTATGGACTTTTGAAAGGTGAAATAGAATTAGCAAAGAGTTATATAGACAGTAGAAAAAAGTTAATTAAAGCAGAGAATGATATAATTAACGGACTGTTAAAAGCTATTGGTCAATTTGCGCAGGTTGAATTACCTGATCTAGGTAAAATTGATCTTGATATTGTTGGAAGTATTACAGATAAGTATATTACAGATGCCAAAGATGGAATAAACGAAGTAGCTAAATTACAGGCTGATAACTCTAAAAAACAAACAAGCATACAAAAAAGTGAAATTGACGGTAGAATAAAACTATTTGACCAAGTTACTGCTTTAATAGAAACAGAAAGAACATTACAAAACCAGTTAAGAACTGAAAAAAATCAAGCAACAATTCAAGAAATTGAAGATACTAATAAGTTAATAGCAGGAAAATTAATTAACATAGCAAAAGAAAAAGGGATTGAAAAAGAACTGTATGATAACATTATTAAGAACTTAGATAATGAAGCTGCTTTAGAACTACTAAATCACGAAGAAAAGGTAAAACAACTTAAAAAAGAATTTGATTTGATTACTAATATAGCTGAAGGTTTAAAATCTAAAATTGGAGGTACTCTAGGTAACTCTGTAAATGAGTTTTTTAAATCGATTAACGAAGGAACTCTTACTATGAAAGGCTTTAGAGATGGTGTTAAAGACTTATTTACTAATCTTCTTTTAGACATTCAACAAGTATTTATTGATAAGCTTATTACAGACCCTATCAAAGAGTTGGCAGGAGATCTTATTGATAAATCCAAAGATTATTTAGTAGGTATAGTCACTAATAGATCTGCTGATGCTTCAGCTAGATTAACAACAAGTGCAAGCGCAGGTGCAAATGTTAGTACTGATCCTATTGCTTTAAGACAAGGAGCATATGTTGGCTCTGATAGAGGTTTTGATGTTAATGCAGAAAAGAAAAAAACTGCTGATTTATTACAAGGCACACAAGAACAGACTACTGGGTTTTTAGATAATATATCTGGAGCTACAATAGCTACGTTTGCTACAGTTGCAGCGGCTACTGGTGATTTCAAAACTGCTATGATTGCTACTTTTGCACAAATGTTCCTTGAAATTGCTATTCAAAAAGCGATAGCTTCTTTTGGGGCTGGAGCAGCACACGGCGGCTCAGTACCTTTTGGTAATAAAGTTCAATCATTCGCCGGAGGCGGTTCTGTTGTTGCTAGAAGAGACAGAGTGCCTGCTTTACTAGAGCCTGGAGAATTTGTTATAAGAAAACCAGCTGCAAAAGCAATTGGAGGATCGGCCCTTAACCAACTTAATGCAACTGGTAAAATGAATTCTGGTAATAACGTAGTTGTAAATGTTCAAAATAATGGAACACCTCAGCAAGTAGAAACTACTCAGGTAAGGACTGATACTGGTCAAATGGTTATTGATTTGGTTGTTAAAGATATTCAAAATAATGGTCGTGTAAGAAAGGCAATGAGAGGTTAATTATGGCAATAGCAAGGTATCCTAATGACGCACTTTTTAATCCAATATTAATTCCTGCCCTTTCTAGAATTAATTATACCGCTTCTGGTACTCAGACTAATTTTAACTTAGCTGAACCAGCAGAAAAAGTAGGAGAAGTTATTGCCCTTGTAAACGGTGTTGTTCAATCTACTGACACATATACTTTAAGCAATGTAAATTCTTTAAATGCAAGTTTAAAAAACACAGTTGTTTTTGATGAAGCCCCTATTTCTAGCTTAGACGTAGAATTAAGAGTAATTAGAATACCTCGCTCTATGGAAATATTAAGAAGTTTTCCAGATGTTAAATCAATTACTTATTCAGGAGCCAATGTTAGTGTTAACTCTAACAGCTATGCAATAGATGGAAGCCAGTTAAATTTTGCTCTTCCAAGAAATAGTAAAATAGAAGTAAAAGACGATATTATAATTAGTATTGGCGGTGTTACTCAAAATGCTTCCGAATTTACTTTTCCTTCCACTACTTTAGGAAAACAAGGAGTAACTATAGGAACAGACGCTGCTGGTACACTTCCTTATTCTAATGTTTCTGCTGACCCTACTGGTGGTATTGAAACTATGTCTATTACGACTTTTAACAAAGAAACTTCTATTTCAAGACTAGAATCAATGGCAGATAGAAAACCAGATAGGTCAGGTATTAGTTATGAAGAAAATTATAACTATAGCGTAGCAGAATCACAAGTAGGTTATGAAAAAAGAAGATTGGTAAGCCGACGTCCTAAAAGAAAATATTCAATTAGCTATACTAATATTACAGGAATAGTAAAATCAGCTATTGAAGAGTTTTATAGAGCAAGATCGGGAGGATTTCAATCATTTTTGTTTGAACTAACTCATATAAACGAACCTGGAACTGTTACAGTTAGGTTTGACGGTAGTTTACAAGTTGAACAAGTATTATCGACAGGGACTAATCCTATTGATAATTTCTACAGTGTTAATTTTGATTTGGTTGAGGTATTTGATTAATGTCCACACGTGTTTATGATTATACTTTAACATTGTCTGGCGGAAGTTTAGATAATTATTTTTCCGGAAATGTTGTTGTAGGTAGTAGTTCTTCTACCGAAGGAAGAATAGTAGATGTTGATAAAGCTAATAGTAAAATTAAAGTTAAAGTAGCAAATACTAATCACACTTTTACAGATGCTGAATCAGTCAGTATTCAATCTATTGTTAGTAGTAGTGGTAATACTAATCTGTCTTTCGGAGATCTTGATTTTACTATTCCGGCTTATTCTAGTACTTCAAGTTTTTATTCTAGAACTATTGATACTATAGAAGAAACAGGGTTTGCTGCATTTAAAAACGCTACTGAACAATCTCCTCTAGTTAGGCTTGTTTCAATATATTATCCTGGAGAGTTTTACCCGCCTAATCAATTTGGCAACCCTTCTAATGATGGAGAAGGCCTAGCGTGGCCTTTAGATTTTCCATACCACTTTGCTTCTATTCAAGGAGATTTTTTATCTGATATCGACTATAGAGCACATCATGGTGGGGTAGAGTATTTAGTTTATCCTCTTAATTTTGGCGGTGTAGATGTTTCTTCTGATGGCCGAGTTAATCAAACTACTCTTGAGATTTCCAATTATGATAATTTGGTTGCTTCAATTGTAGAAAATCCCTATATTTCTGGTAATAATACTAGTAATTCTGTATTTGCTACTGTAGGTGGTCAAGTAGTATCTAATATTGATCCAAGAACTAACCCAACCCATACAGATTATGATGAAACAATTTTAAACTCTATATATGCTGGAAAATCTAATTCTGCTTTTACATATGAACAAACCTTAGCAGTAAACGGAGAATGGCAGCAACTAAAACAAGATTCTAGAGATTTATTAGGGGGAATAGTAGAAGTAAAAACTACTTTTTCAGCTTGTTTAGATTATTGGCCTGAGTACAGTACTGTTAGAGAAACTAGAGCAAACGTCGTAGAAGTATATTCTACATTACCCTATAGAGTAGGTGATAATGTTATCGTAGCTGGTAGTTCTACTCAACATTCAGAAGTTAGAGAAGTTAGAGGAAACTTTTTGCAACTTAAAAATTCAATAGACACTATTATAGGAGATAAACTTTATATCGTAAACCCTACTAGAGATCCCCATGCATATGTCGAAGATGTGTTTAAAATAGAAAGTTTAGCAGGCTTAAATAGAGTAGCAGCTCAGTTTAGTCTTAGTAATTGGTTAGAATTTTTTAAGTTTGTATTGCCAAAAAGAAGATTTTATAAAAACAGTTGTCAATGGGTATATAAAGGAGAAGAGTGTCAATATCCTACAGATGGTACTGGCACTATTCCTGGTTATCCTAATGGTAAAACTAAATCAGCTAATGGGTTTTTTACAGTAAGTAATTCTACAACAGGCGATTCAGCACAGGATGTTTGTGCTAAAAATTACGAAGCATGCTCTTTGAGAAACAATCAGATTCATTTTGGGGGATTCATTGCAACAGGAAGAAACTTGCCGCAATAGTTATGAAAAAGCTTTACGTAGTATGCCTGATTGGATTACTACTTATTTAGGAATACCGTACAGACATTTAGGAAATGATTTAACCGTTGGTATAGATTGTGGTAATTTATGCGCTAAAGTAATTTTTGATCAAACTGGCGAAGATTTTAAAGTACATACTTGGGATCATTGTAATATTGTAGAAGAAACTTGGTATAATAAAACCCATGAAAGAGTGATGGAAAATTTTTTCAAAAATGAAAAAAATAATTTTGTAGAGGTTGACATTTTGCAACCTTTTGATATAATAGTAATGAATATAGGAAGTTCAAATATAGCAAATCATTGCGCTTTGTATATTGGTAATAATAAAATGCTACAAACTATGGTAGACCATACTTCTTGGATTGCGCCATATGGAAAATGGTACAAAAGATATACAGTGGGGGTATATAGATGGAAAAACTTCAATTTCTAAAAGAAGAATTTAGAAAACACTCTTTTAAGGAGTATCCTAAAGAAGCTTGCGGAATAGTAACAAAAGATTTTAAATATATTCCTTGTAAAAATATTAGTAAAGATCCTATAAATAATTTCATATTAGATCCTTTAGCTTTATTAGAGTACGAAGATGATTGTTGGGGATTTTTTCATTCACACCCAGACGAAGCTCCTACTCCTTCAACTTTAGACGGAAAAAAGATAGCAGACGAAGAATATACTTATTTAGTAGGGTGGGAGGATAATGTTTTTGTTTATTGGTATGATAAAGACATTCAAAGCACAAGGTTTAAAAAATTACAGGAAGATATGTTAAAATGAAAGTAGAAATGCGTTTTCATAAAAGTTTATTAAAATACACTAATGAAGTTAGAGAAATAACTTTTGATGTAGGGACTTATTCACAACTTATATCTGCTCTTGAAGTTACTTTTCCTAAATTAAAGACAGTTATTAAGCAAATTCAAAATAAACAAATTACAGCTAATTTTAGTATAGTGGATTTAGTTAATAATAGGATATTAACTTTTCAAGACTACTTTTCTAAAAAGATTAAAAGCGCAAAACTTTGTTTATTACCTATTATTGCAGGTAGTAAGTCTAGTTTAGAAACGGCTCTTATTGCTGCTGCAATTATTACTATAGCCGTCACCACTGGTGGTGCTGGCCTTTTTGCTACTGGAGGAACGATAGTAGCAGGTGGCACCGCAACTACACTCGGAGCATATGTGGTGGGGGTTGGTATATCAATGATGGTCGGTGCTGTGATGATGGAAATTATGAAACCTCCAAAATCTGATGGTTCAGGAGATGCTGCTGCTAGACAAAATGATGCTTTTGGTCCTTTACAACACACACTAAATCCTGGAACCCCTATTCCTTTAGTATATGGCAGACACAGAGTAGCTGGGCATTTATTAAGTGGAGAAGTTAGAACTCTAGACAAAGGCCCTGAGAGAAGCACGGAATATATAATGAAAAGAACATTTGGTAATTTATTTCCTGGCTTAAATTGGCGTTAAAAATGCAAAAAATAAAAAATTTTTGGATTAATAGTTATGTTACTGATAGAGTTGCTTTCTATTTCGAACTTATAAGTTTTATATTTACAGTATTTGCAAGCTTAACTCTTGCAGTTAATGCAGCTAATCCTGATATGTTATTAGTATATCCGGGATTTTTTATAGGAAGCATAACACAAGCTTATGCAAGTTGGCGCAGAAGATCAGCATGGGTTATGCTGCTTACTTTGTATTTTGCGTGTATTAATATATTTGGCTATGGAATAGCAGCAGGGTGGTGGTGAAATAAATGAAAGTATTTGAAGTAAGTGGACATAAAGGAGGTAAAGGAGGCTCAGGAGGTAATTTTGAGGCTGATAATAACCTGTTTTCACAAGACTTAATGCTACTTACTACTGGTGTTAGCGAAGGACCTGTTTATAAAGTTAATCCTAATGGCATTTTTGACATAGAAATTAATGAATCTAGTCCAGACGCTTTTATTAATTATGATGATGGTACTATGATTACTGATAGGTTCATATATGTTAGTAGAAACGGTACAGTAAATCAATCTGCTTTACCTCTTTTTGGTGAGGAAACTACACAAGTACAACAATTCGGTAGTGCAATAGTACTAAAAAAAGGTAATCTTGATAGTGTTCCAGCTACAAAAGTCGTACTTCAACCGACTTCTTCATTTGCTTGGGATGCTATACGTTTTAAGTTTTTACTCAATGCTCTACAAAAAATGAATGATGATGGAGATGTTCTTGATCATAGTGTGGCTTTTAAAATTACAGTATTTAAAAGCGATGGATTAACTTTAGCTGCTGATCCCGTACCTTATAGAATATCTGGAAAAACTAATGTTGCATATAAAGTAGATGTTGATGTCGTTATAAAAAACTTTGATAGCAATGGTTATAAATTTACAATAGAAAAAACCAGTAATGATACGGATAGTAGTAGAACTCAAGAAAATATAGCAGTACTAGGTTGGACAGAAATAGAAAATGATCCTGTAGCGTATCCTAGAACAGCTATAGTAGGTTATTCTTTAGAAGCGCATAACGAATATACTGGACAAATTCCTAGGTTTACATCTGTCATTAAAGGATTATTAGTAAAAGTACCTTCTAATTATGATCAACCTACCCTATCAGATGGGGAAATTGATTGGAGAGAAATAGAAGTACCAAGTAGTGGCAATCTTTCTTATAGCTACGTAGGATATCGACAAGCAAGTACTGGAAGCACAATTAAATATACTAAACCTGTTATTTACAGAGGTGCTTGGGATGGAACTTTTATTTATTCGTGGACCCAAAATCCTGTTTGGATTATATATGATTTATTAACTAATGATTCTTACGGTCTTGGAATAAATGAAGAAAATATCGATAAATATAAGTTTTATGAGATTGCTCAATATTGTGATGCATGTGATCCTGTTACTGGACAGTTTGAAGGAGTATCTGGAATAGCTGATGGAAGTTATAGATATAAACCAAGAACCTATTTTTCAGCCCCTCGACAAACATTACAAGGACTCTCAGAAGGTACGTCTGTATTAGAAAGAAGATTTATTTATGATGGTATTATTGCTGATCGAAGTCAAGGATTTGAGTTATTAGAAAAAATATGTGCAACATTAAGGGCTATTTTAGTTTATACTCCAAGAGGGCTTTCTATTAATATAGATAAGCCAGGAGAAGTTCCTTCGGTTATTTTTAATGAAACTAACATATTAAAAGATAGTTTTACTATTTCAGGAACTATGGAAAGTGCTCAACTAACAGGGGTTGAAGTCAGTTTTATTAATCCATCTAATCACTATAAAAGAGAAAGCATACAATTAGATGATGATAAAGCTCTAAGAGAAAGGAATATGATAGAAAATATTACTTCTATAGATTTACACGGAGTTACTCGTAGAAGTCAGGCTATTAGGTATGGTCAATATTTACTTGCTGTAAATAAATATTTAAGAAGATCTATTGCTTTTGGAACTGATGTAACTGCTTTAGATTTAATTCCTGGAGATGTTATTGCTGTGCAGCAACAAACTCAAGGTCTTGCGTGGGGTTATGGCGGAAAAGTAAGATCAAATAGTACTATAAATACTTCTAATGTTTATATAGAGCACTTTTCTAGCCCCGCTCTTACAAATAATACAATAACCAGTAATACTCTTCCTTTAGCTCTAAGAGTTACTAAGTTTGAAACAGATAAAAC